TGGTTAGACAGTTAGCCCAACAACAGCAGGCACCGAATGTCCCTACGGCCTGAGCAGCAATCAAACATACAACGATTCGCCGACGATGAAGATTTCGGCGTTCTCATAGAAATGCTACGCCTCGACTACTTCGAGGAATGGTGCAAGGAACGTGACCCCGCCAAGCGGGAGCGCTTACATCGAAAACAAGAAGCACTTGAAGACCTGGTTGTGCAAATACGCGCAGTCGCCGATCAAGTCGCTTTCAATAAGCGGAATTTACCATGAGTGATAAAATAGAAAGCACAGAATCCCAACATATGGGGTCTGGCAATTTGGGCGATGCCCAAGCAGCGATTTTGAATTTGATGGAGCCAGAAGGCCAAACCGAAGATTCAGATGAGGTTGTTGAAAATGAGTCCTTAGATGAGGGCGAGGTTTCAGAAGAAGCTGAGTATGAGGAGTCCGATGAGGATCTCGACTCAGATGACGATGATGCCGAACTGTTGGATGACGATGAAGACTATGACTCAGACGAAGATGAGGACAGTCAGCCAGAGAGCTTTTCGGTCAAAGTTGCCGGTGAAGAAATTTCTGTTGACCTGGACGAACTTAAAAACGGGTATTCACGCACAGCAGACTACACCAAGAAGAGCCAAGCACTGGCAGAAGAGCGTAAGCAATTTAGTCAGGATCGAGACGCGGTTCTACTTGAGCGGCAGCAATACAGCCAACTTTTAGGCGCATTGCAACAGCAGCTGACAGCATTTGACGAGCCTGCCCCGGATTTTGATCGGTTGTTTGATGAAGATCCTATAGAGGCCAGCAGGCAAGAACGACAGTACAGACAACGAACAGAGCAGCGCCAGCAAAAAATGCAGGCCATTGCCATTGAGCAGCAGCGTGTGAATGACGCTAACGCCCAAGAGCAACAGCAGCAAATGCGGGGGCTGATACAAAGTGAGGCGGCGCAACTTCCCGACCTAATCCCAGAGTGGAAGGACGAGAAGATTGCAAATAAGCAGCGAGAGCAGCTTAGAGAGTACCTCATCAACCAGGGCGTAGCTGAAGAAGAGCTAGGGGCGCTGGTTAGGGCTAACCACATTAAAGTCCTGCGAAAAGCAATGCTTTATGACCAAGGTCAGAAGCGCGTTCGCAAAGCACAGAAAGCTGGGCAGGGTGGTAAAACTGTACGGTCAGGGTCACGTCAACAGCAGGTAAAGCCTAGTCAGCGCAAAACTAAAGCCGCATTTCAACGTCTCAAACAAACCGGCAAGCAGCAAGATGCTGCGACCCTAATTGAATCTATGCTGTAGGAATTACAATGACCATAATCTCAAATACTTTTTTAAATTACGATGCTAAGGGAATCCGTGAGGATCTCTCAAATATAATTACAAATATATCTCCTGAAGACCGACCTTTTATGTCTAACATGACTAAAAAGCGATCTGTAACTAACACTTTCTTTGAGTGGCAAGTCGATTCGTTGGCTGCAAGTCAAGCGAACCACCATCTTGAAGGCGATGATATTTCCTCGTTTCAAAGTGTTACGCCAACTTCTAGGCTTGGAAATTACACACAGATTAGTCGCAAAGATTTTATTATTTCCGACACAATGAATGCGTTAGATTTGGCAGGACGTAGAAGCGAAGTTGCCTACCAGATAAGTAAAGCGGGGCGCGCTTTGGCTAATGACCAAGAGCATAATTTATGCGGTCTTAATCATGCTGCGGCAGGGGGTAATTCCACTACTGCAAGAAAAACCGCGCCACTGTCTGCATTTATAAGAACTAATACATCTCGCGGAACTAACGGTGCAAACCCAACTGTATCTGGCGGCGTTGTAAACGCTGGCGCTACTGATGGCACGCTCAGAAATATGACAGAGGGATTTCTAAAAACAGTCCTACAAGGGGTCTTTACAAACGGCGGATCACCACGGTTTGTATTAGTAGGGCCGCATGTTAAGACAGTAATCTCTGGCTTTGCTGGTATTGCCGCTCAGCGTTATCAAGCGCCTAGCGACTCCCCAACAACTATTATCGGTGCCGCCGATGTATATTTGTCAGATTTTGGATCGGTTGCAATTGTTCCGTCTAGGTTGAGCAGACCACGCGATGCCTACGTTATTGATCCAGACCTGGTTGAAGTGGCAACGCTTAGACCGATAAACAGTCAAGAGCTTGCAAAAACTGGCGATGCCAGCAAACATTTACTGTTAGCTGAATATGGCTTGGTGGTAACTCAAGAGTCTGGGTTGGGCGTTATAGCTGACTTAACTCACACATAGGCATCATATGGAAACTAGACGCAACCTAAGTAAAGATGCCATAACCGGCATTAAAACTGATTTTGTATACGAGGCTGGCGAAACGCTAAACGACGACAAAATTACCTATCACACCCAACAGGATGTGACGGGTATCGTTGAAGCGAACAAGCGCGCCCGTAATGAAATTGACCGCCACCAGAAGCATGGCGAGTGGTCTAAGGTTGCGTCCATACCAATGTCAATCTATTACGATCTGAAAGCAAAAGGTATTGCCGACGATCCTAAGCGATTGGCTAAGTGGTTGAACGACTCAGAGAACCGCGCGTTTCGCACTAGGGACGCGCGTATCTGATGGCGATTTCTACTTACAGCGAGCTTCAAGCAAGCATAGCTGATTGGCTGAATCGCACTGACCTGGCCGCTGCCTCAAAGGACTTTATTGCCTTGGCAGAGGCTCAGTTTCAGCGCTCTGTGCGACACCGCTACATGATCACTAGATCACAAGCGACCATCGACTCAGAGTATTCCTCCACGCCTGCGGATTGGCTGCAGACTGTGAGTTTAATTTTAGAAACTAACCCCGTCACGCAGATGGAGTTTCTCACAAACGAAGCCCTTAACGGGCTGAAGTCTGGATCAAGCGCAACTGGTACGCCTAACCGCTATACCCACGTTGGCACTGAGATCCAAGTCTTCCCAGCGCCTGATAACACGGCAACCGGCTACACCGGGGAATTGGTTTATTACGCGCGAATACCTGCGCTTAGCGACAGCAACACAAGCAATTGGCTGCTCGACTACAGCCCGGACATATACCTTTATGGTGCGCTGATGCAGAGCGCCCCTTATCTGCAAAACGATGAGCGAATAACCATCTGGTCCAGCCTTTACTTGAAGGCCATAGATGACCTCGAAATTTCAAACCAAAGAACGGCTGGCCAAACCAGCGTCAAAATGAGAGCGGCTCCGCTCCAATAGGAATTATTTATGACTGGC